TTACGAAACCGAAACTTCTGAGCGTAGCTTTGAAGAAGAGGTGAAGTTGTCTGGTTTCTCGGCTGCTCCAGTCAAGAACGAAGGTCAAGCAATCTCTTATGACAATGCACAAGAAGCATGGACTGCTCGCTACAACCACGAAACTATCGCCCTTGGCTTTAGCTTGACTGAAGAGGCAATCGAAGACAACCTCTACGATTCTTTATCAGCTCGCTACACCAAAGGTCTAGCTCGTGCTATGGCTTACACCAAGCAAGTTAAAGCTGCTGCCGTTATTAATAACGGTTTCAACCAGACTTATGTTGGTGGTGACGGTGCTTCTTTGTTCTCCACAACTCATAACTTGGTGTCTGGCGGTACAAACAGCAACACACCAGCTACTGCATCTGACTTGAATGAGACTTCTTTGGAAGCCGCTGTTATTCAAATCGCTGCGTGGACTGATGAACGTGGTCTGTTGATCGCTGCTAAACCTAAGAAGTTGATTGTTCCACCTGCACTCCAATTCGTTGCAACTCGTTTGCTCGAAACAGAATTGCGTGTTGGTACAACTGACAACGACATCAATGCTATTAAGAACAACGGCTCAATCCCAGAAGGTTACACAATTAACCACTTCTTGACTGACGCTAACGGTTGGTATTTGACAACTGACGTTCCTAACGGCATGAAGCACTTTGTTCGTACTCCGTTGAGCAACTCTATGGACGGCGACTTCGACACAGGTAACGTACGTTACAAGTCTCGTGAGCGTTATTCATTCGGTTGGTCTGATCCACTCGGAATGTTTGGCTCTCCTGGAGCTGCGTAATAAGAAGACCCCGCCCAAAAAGCGGGGTTTTTTGTTGCTTTATTTTTTATTTGTTGTAAGATTGATAAAACCGGGAAAACCGGCTTATTAGACTGTCCCGGCAGGCGCATACAAGACTAATAAGCTTTGATCTGTATGGAGAATATTATGGGATTAGCTTCACATTTAGGCCCTTGGCTATTAGGCACTGTTAAAAACACTACTGGTACAACTGCTGGCACAATCCGCAATATGGGTGCTACACAGTCTGTTCAAACAGGTGCTACTACTGTTTCTGACACTACTGCCGTTAATTTATTTGTACTGCCAGCTGGCTCACAAATTTTAGGCTTTACTGTTGACATTACTACCGCTTACGCTGGTACAACTGGTAATACCATCACCATTGCAACTTCTGGCGGTACTACTTTAGGTACTGTTGGCGGCGCTACAACTACACCTTTATCTGTTGGCCGTGCAACTTTTACTGTTACTAACGCTAGCATTGCTACCTATGTAAACGTAGGCTCAACAGACGTTATCATCCAAGCTACTTATGCTTGTGCTGGTACAGCTTCTGGTGGTGCAGCTACAGTTACTTGCCAATATGTAGTTCGTCAGGCTGACGGTACGTACGCTCCTACTACTCAGTCTGCTTAATTAATCTTCGGGGGTAGTACAAACCCTACCTCCTTTTCAACTTTAGGAGATTAATTATGATGCAAACTGACGTAAAAAGTGCGCACCTTAGCGCGGCTGGCTCTTACTATGTAGGTCGAACACGACTAAAGGGTATTGTTGTATCCCCAAAAATAAGCACGTCGGTAACATTTGAAATCCGAGACGGTAGCGCCACAGCCGCCGTTCTCTACACAATGGACTTAGCTGGCAACAGTAATCCAAATACTTTTTTCGTTCAAGTTCCCGGTGAAGGGATTGTAGCAAGTGCTGGACTTTATTTAACTACAAGCGTTGGTACTGTAACCGGTATTACGGTGTTTTATGGCTAAGAAAAAAGGTCCGTCTCTGGCTATTGGTAGGGGTGAGAAGCTACCTGTATCTAAGGGGGCGGGCCTTACTGCCAAAGGTCGTGCTAAGTATAATGCGGCTACTGGCTCGAATCTAAAGGCTCCACAGCCACAAGGCGGTGCCCGCAAGAAGTCGTTTTGTGCTCGGATGTCTGGCATGCCTGGACCAATGAAAGATGAAAACGGTAAGCCAACCCGCAAAGCAGCATCTTTAAAACGGTGGAAGTGCTAATGGACAGTCTTTTAACTATTGCTATAGCGGCCTGGTCTGGTTTTTTAACTGTATTTTTATCAGTATTAGGCTATATCGTGAACGAAAAATTCAGTAAATTAAAAGAGCTTGAAGATAAGCTTACTACTACTAGAGTGGAGGTAGCACGTGAACACATTACTCGTGAAGAAGTTACAAGAATTACGGACCATATTGACGCAAGGTTTAACCGCCTTGAAAGCAAAATTGACCAACTTATTCAAAGCAAATTAACAAATGCCTAGTACAAGCAAGAAACAACACAATTTTATGGCAGCTATTGCACATAGCCCTGCATTTGCTAAAAAAGTAGGAGTCCCACAATCTGTGGGTAAAGATTTTAACCAGGCCGATAAAGGCCGTAAATTTAGGAGTGGTGGCATGGCTAAGAGCGACATGAAAGAAGACATGAAGATGGACAAAGCGCAGGACAAGGCTATGATTAAAAAAGCCATGAAACAGCACGATGCCCAAGAACACAAAGGTGGTAAAGGCACTAAGCTAACCCTTAAAAAAGGTGGTCTTGCTGCTGGACATAAAGCGGCTAATGGTATTGCCAAAAAAGGCTTAACCAAAGGCAAAGAAATTAAAATGAACAAGGGCGGAAGGGCTTGCTAACATGAAAAAAATGAAACGTATGGCTGATGGTGGTTCTAGTATTGACGAGAGCGTCCGTGCACGTGCTATGAGATCTGTTGAAGGTCTTGAAGGCATTAAAGGTGCTGATATTCCAGATGAAACTGGTACGGTTAAAGGCTCAATTAAGCGCAATGAGTATGGTGATTTATACGACTCAGAAATGAAAGCCCCTCCTAAACCTAAGAAAAAAGCCTCCAAATCTAAAACCAATGCTGCTACTGAGTCCCACTCACGCATGAATGCTATGGGTGACACATACGCTAGGGGTGGTAAAGTATCTCAGCTATCCAAAGCTAATGGTTGTGCTATTCGTGGCAAAACCCGTGGACGCATAGTGTAATGTCAGTTGAGCCTGTAGATCCTTCTAAAAAGACTGGCGGTGACGGGGGCGAGAAATATACTCCCGAAGAAAAGCGTGGTCCTGGAAAGTTTGACGAGGCTCTAGATAAAGCTAAAGTTGAACGGGCTAAGGCTGAAGCAAGCAAGATGGCAGAAGAGCACAGAGCAAAAGTTGAAGCTGAACGCCCACGTACTTACACCGAACGATTACAGGATATGGGCAGATTGCCTAAGCCTACAGGTGGTGGCGGGGGTATGGGTGGTAACAAGCTAAGTAACCGTGACCTCACAAAAGCGTATAAAAAAGGCGGTAAGGTTAAATCAGCATCATCCCGTGCAGACGGATGTTGCATACGTGGAAAGACAAAAGCATGAGAGCTAGTCGTGGTATGGGCGCCATAATGCCCTCTAAGATGGGCAAAGGCGTTAAGAAAGCGCGCCGTGACAATACCGATTTCACTCAATATAAAGAGGGTGGTAAGGTTAATGCTGCGGGTAACTATACCAAGCCTAGCTTGCGTAAACGTATTGTTTCTCAAGTTAAATCTGCTGCAGTGCAAGGTACAGGAGCTGGACAATGGTCAGCCCGTAAAGCACAGTTAGTGGCTAAAAAATATAAAGCAGCTGGTGGGGGTTATCGTGATTAAATGGTTCTGGAGATTACTCAATGGCATTAGCAAAATCACAGCGCAGCCTCAAGGCTTGGGGCGACCAAAAGTGGACAACCAAGTCAGGGAAGAAATCGTCCGAGACGGGGGAGCGATACCTGCCAAAAAAAGCAATCGAGTCGTTAAGCCCACAGGAGTACGCAGCAACAACACGAGCAAAACGGGCAGGAAAAGCACGGGGGCAGCAGTTCGTGCCGCAGCCGCAAAAGGTAAAAGCAAAAGTAAAACCGTACAGAAAGATTAAATAATGGCAGCTACTTCCGGGCTAGAAACATTTAACCTTGACATGAACGACCTCGTTGAGGAGGCGTTTGAACGTTGTGGGTTAGAGTTGCGTTCTGGTTACGATTTCCGTACTGCCCGCCGCAGCCTTAACTTGCTTACTATTGAGTGGGCTAACCGAGGTATTAACCTGTGGACTGTTGAGCAGGGCCAGATTTTGATGAATACTGGGCAGGCTATTTACCCTATTCCAGTTGACACGATTGACCTTTTAGATACTGTTATCAGAACAGATAATGGCCAAGGCAGCAACCAGATTGACATTAATATCACCCGTATTTCTGAACCAACTTACATTACGATCCCTAATAAGAACGCTAATGGACGCCCAATTCAGGTGTGGATTAACCGCCAGACTGGACAGATACCTAAGATTCCACAGACAACTTTAGCTGTTGGGTACCCAATTTCAGCTACAAGTACTACCATTACGTTAACTGACGTATCTCAGCTACCTACTCAGGGCTTTGTTAATATTGATAACGAGACCATTGGCTACCAAAATATTGTTGGAAATCAAATACTTAACGCTTGGCGTGGTCAGAACGGCACCACTGCAGCTAGCCATGCAGCTTTAGCCAGCGTCTATGTAAATAACTTGCCTTGTATTAACGTCTGGCCTACGCCTAACTCCCCTGGTAATCAGTACACCTTTGTTTACTACCGTATGCGTCGCATTCAAGATGCAGGGGGCGGTGTAAACGTAGCCGATATTCCATTCCGCCTGATACCTTGTATGGTGTCTGGCTTAGCGTTTATGCTAAGTATGAAGCTCCAAGGGGTTGACCCAATGCGTGTTGGCATGCTTAAAGAAGAGTATGAGCAGCAATGGTTGATTGCGTCTCAAGAGGACAGAGAGAAAGCAGCAGATAGATTTGTACCTAGACAGCTGTTTTATTGAGGCCGTAAATGCCAAGTAAATATGCGTCAGGTAAGTATGCGATTGCGGAGTGCGATAGATGCGCTCAGCGGTACATGCTTAAAGAGCTAAAGAAAGAGGTCATTAAGACCAAGCTATATCAGATTAAGGTATGTCCTTCTTGTTGGGATCCAGATCAGCCACAGCTATCGTTGGGCTTGTATCCAGTTAATGACCCACAGGCTGTACGTGAACCAAGACCAGATGTTAGCTATCAAGTATCTGGTAATAGTGGGTTACAAACTGTTGATACTAATGGTAACGCTGTAGATCAGTTTGGGTACCCAGAAGCTGGTAGTAGGATATTCCAGTGGGGATGGGCACCTGTAGGTGGTGCAAGTAGTTTTGACAGCGTTTTAACACCAAATTACTTGATTGCAATAGGGCAAACAGGTACAGTAACAGTAACAACAACTTAGGAGCAAAAAATGACATTTAAATCAGGTGCTAACGGCATTGAGAAAAAAGGCAAAACTAAGGGTAAAAACCTTGGCGATTCTGGTCCAACAGCTAAAGTTCAGCATGGTGGTAAAAAATCTGCTGGTGTAACTGGCAAAGCTATGCGGGCTGTTGGTCGTAATATGGCACGTGCGAATAACCAAAGAGGTCGATAATCATGACTACCGAGAAAAAAGTTAAAGTAACTCCAGCTAGCCCATACCCATTGGGTCATGCTAGAGAAAATAAAGATGCTGAGGCTTACGTAAAAAATGGCGTAGGTGTAGCTGAAATGGAAAAAGTTACTGCTCGTGACTTTACCAATAAAAAATCTGCTTACGATATTTCGTGTAGCGATCCAGCAATGACTGTTAGCATTGGTTATAACGACACTATTAATGCTCGTGGTGTTGGTGAGATGCGTGGTTATGGCGCTGCTACTAAAGGTCGTAAGATCAGTGGAAAAATGGGCTAAACCCGAATGAACTATGTCCAGCTGTATCAAGCGGTACAAGACTACGCTGAATCTTCAGAGCAGGCATTTGTAAATAATATTTCGACTTTTGTTCGTCAGGCAGAAGATCGTATTTACAATACTGTTCAGATTCCTTCATTGCGTAGAAATGTAACAGGCACGCTTACAGCTAATAATAAGTATTTATCTGCCCCTAATGATTATTTATCTACGTATTCTCTAGCAGTTATACAGGCTGGCGGCACCTACGAGT